GCCCCCCCTAATGGGGAGGGTATAGCCCCCCCATTTTGGTTCTGTTCAGAACAGAGTTCTTGGCATCGTGGATTGCTGTTCGTGCGCCGGATGCTGTGAATCTCGGAGCCGAGCAGCGGCTTGTGCAGCAAGTGGCCTGCCGTCAGCGTGGCGGCCAGCTTGTGTTGGAGAGGTGCTCTCCTCGATCCCGTTGGGATCGCTGCATGTTCGCAATCCGTAGACTCGGAGTTGCCCGTTTGGAGTTTCTCTTGGGGAGAGAAAGCGGAGGTGCTGAGAGCGTGAGACTCGCAGCAGGGCAGATTCAGAGTGGATGTTCTAGCGGTTGCGTACTGGGGGCGTGAAGGTTACGGTCTCTACCATATTTTGGCCCCAAAAGTGAATACGCAATAGTGCGTAGGAGAGTAGATGGACGCAGCAAGCGAGAGTGGTTTTTCGGATCAAGCGGCTCGAGATCGTGCGGCGTTGAAGATGGAGCGTCGGAACTGTTGGAGATCGCAGGCAAGGGCTTGGCTGGGCCGAATGCGGGGCGATCAGGCTTCGGTGCAGAAGGTGGCTGCGGAGAGCAGCGAGAGCGTCCAGCGGGTTGCTGAGACGGTTGTGGCGTACCTGGAAGAGCAGATTTCGACCTACAACGGACATCCGCACGGAAAGGCCGTCATGCAGGAGATCCGTCTGCGGCTTCAGCCCTTCGCAGCGTAAGTAGCAGAACTGCTTGCACGGTAGTGGCAGTTCGTGTACGTTGCCTTGCAGCCCGGTCTTGCGGTGGGTGTTCCATCGTGACCGGGTTAACCGACCTTGTGCCCTGGGCGGTGTGAGCCGCCTGGGGTGCATTTACTGGGAGACGCAGATGGATGATAGCTACCCGTGGATGGACTGGACGAACGAAGAGTGGAAGGAGTTCCTGGGCGTGCTGCCTGCTGCGGTTGAGCGCATGATCGAGAACTTGGCGATGCCGTTCGCGGACTACGACGATCGCGGCAACTTGGTTGGCGGCGGCGTGACGGCGAAAGGGGGCCAACGAAAGTACGCATGGGTGCTGGCGACGAACGACGCGGCGAACCACTTGCAGGAATGGATGAACGAGCAAGTGGACATGCGGAACAAGGCGGCGCAGAATGCGGGCCTCTCGGTGATCGCCTTCAAGGGCGCAGACGAAGCCGAGAGAAAGTTCCGCGAACTACTGGACGAAGACAGTGACAGCGATTGACCCTGAAATCCTGAAGCGGCTGAGTCCCGAACAACTCGCGGAACTCGACAAGCTGCTTCAGGAGGACAAGGTCTTGTGGAGGCCGCTGCCCGGCCCGCAGTCGTTTGCGTACTACAGCAAGGCGGATGTAACGGGCTACGGCGGCGCGGCTGGTGGTGGCAAGTCCGACCTCGCGGTTGGGCTTGCCCTGACCCAGCATCAAAAGGTCGGAATCTTCCGCCAGAACGGTACAGAACTGGTCGGCGTCATCGACCGCATCAGCGAGATCCTGAAGGGGCGAGACGGGCTGAACGTCAACGACCGCATCTGGCGCATCACGCGACCGGATGGTGTGCCGGTACAGATCGAGTTCGGATCGTTCCCGACGCCCGGCGAGGAACGCAAGTACCAGGGAAGGCCGCACGACCTCCTGGTGTTCGACGAGGCGTCCAACATGCGGATGGACGCTGTGCGGTTCCTGCTGGGCTGGCTGCGCACCACAGACCCACGGCAACGCACCAGGGCACTGATGACGTTCAACCCGCCCACGACGGCTGAAGGCCGCTGGGTGGTCGAATACTTCGCGCCCTGGCTGGACAAGAAGCACAAGAACCCAGCCAAGCCCGGCGAGATCCGGTACTTCGCGGTGATGGACGGGAAGGAACGAGAGGTCGAGAGCGGACAGCCGTTCACGCACGGCGCAGAGACGATCATCCCGCAGAGCCGGACCTTCATCCCGTCCCGCATCTCGGACAACCCGTACCTGATGAACACCGGGTACATGGCCCAGCTTCAGTCCATGCCCGAGCCGCTGCGAAGCCAGATGCTGCACGGCGACTTCTCGGCGGGCATGGAAGACGATCCCTGGCAGGTGATCCCCACGGCCTGGGTCGAAGCCGCACAGGCACGCTGGAAGATGCCCGACAAGCTGGAAGAGATGACCAGCCTCGGCGTAGACGTAGCTCGCGGTGGCCGCGACCAAACCATCATCGCCCGCAGGCACGGCATGTGGTTCAACCAGCCGCTGGTCTACCCAGGCAGCGCAACGCCTGACGGCCCTACGGTCGCCGCCCTGACCATGGCCGCCAAGCGCGACCAAGCCCCCATCCACATCGACGTAATCGGCGTCGGCAGTAGCCCGTACGACTTCCTGCGCGAGATGGGCCACCAGACCATCGGCGTCAACGTGGCCGAGTCCGCACGCGGCATGGACAAGTCGGGCCGCATCCAGTTTAGAAACTACCGCTCCGAACTGTGGTGGCGGATGCGCGAGGCACTCGACCCGGTCAACAACACCGGCATCTGCCTGCCGCCTGACCCACGCCTCATGGCCGACCTGTGCGCGCCCACCTGGAAGTCGGTCGGGACCACCATCGCCGTCGCCTCCCGCGAGGAAGTCATGGACAAGATCGGCAGATCCCCAGACTTCGGCACCGCCTTCGTCCTGGCCCTGATCGACACCGTCAAGACCACCACCCTGCTGGCCGACTGGCGCAAGAACCTCAACAACTCCTCCGAGTACGACCCCTACGACGTACTGCGCATGGAGAGATGACGGGGTACATCCGTTTCAAGAGTCGTACCTAGCGTCGCTGCGTGCTGATGCGCCGAGCAGCCCATGATGACATCGCAGCCCTGATCGAACTTGGTAGGCCGTTCATCGCGGCCCACCCGGTTCTTCGCGGCGTTGTCATCACGGACGAGCAGCTTCAGTCGGTGCTGACCAACATCATCGACCAAGGCGTCATCATCGTCGCCGAGTCGCTCGACGGATCGCTGGTCGGGATGCTGGCTGGCATGGTCGCCCCCATGTGGTGCGCGCCAGAAACCAAGTGCGCCACCGAGCTTGCTTGGTGGATGAAGCCCGGCCACCGGCACGGCATGACCGCCGTTCGCATGGTCCGCGACTTTGAGGAGTGGGCCGAGCAGCAGAACGCTACTCACACCGTGATGGGCAGCATCCCGCAGATGGGGCATCGCGCCGGGGACCTCATCGAACGCCTCGGCTACAAGCACATCGAAAACGCCTACATCAGGTAACCATGCTAGCGACTTCAACCGCACTCCTCATCGGCGCAGGCGTCGCAGCCCTTGGCTCTGGTGCCCAAGCGTACCAAGCCAACCAAGCCCGCCAGCAGCAGAAGAAGGGCCTGAACTTCCAGAAGCAGGCGCAGGCTCAAGCCGAAGGCATGGCGATGCGCGAAAGCGAACTGGCCGCCATGGAGCGCAAGAAGCAGCAGGCCCAAACGCCCGATGTCGCATCCCTGCTGACCGGCGAGCAAGGAGCCATGGGACGCGGCGCATCCAGCACGCTCCTCGGCCAAGGCAGCGGTGCCACCTCCGACAACTCGCGCATCGGCAAGAACCGACTGCTGGGAGAGTGACCAGTGGACAAGCGATCCCACCGACAACGGTTGCAGGAGCGGTACTCCGCACTCAAGACCGAACGTACGTCGTGGGACACGCACTGGAAGGAAATCACGGACTACCTGCTTCCGTGGTCCGGTCGCTACTACACCACCGACCGCAACAAGGGCAACAAGCGCGCTGGCAACGTCTACGACAACACCGCCACCCGCGCCCTTCGCACGCTCGCATCGGGACTGATGGCTGGCGCGACTTCGCCAGCCCGCCCGTGGTTCAAGCTGGCGTCGCCTGACCCAGACCTCAACAACTACCACGCGGTCAAGCTGTGGCTGGAAGATGTCCAGCAACGCATGCTGCGCGTGTTCCAACGCACGAACACCTACCGCGCACTGCACACGATGTACGAGGAGCTTGGCGCGTTCGGGACCGCAAGCTGCATCCTGCTGCCAGATCCTCAGAAGGTCATCCACCTGTACCCGGTGACCGTTGGCGAGTTCTGCATCTCCCAAGATGCCAAGAGCCATGTCAACGTGTTCTACCGAGAGTTTGAAATGACCGTCTCGCAAGTGGTGCGCGAGTTCGGCTACGAGAACTGCTCGCAGTCGGTCAAGACGCTGTACGACCGTGGCACGCTAGAAGCACCCGTCACCGTCATCCACTGCATCGAGCCGCGAGATGACCGCGACCCAGGAAAGGGCGACCGCCTCAACATGGCGTACCGCAGTTGCTACTTTGAGACGGGCAACAACAACCCCGTCATGCTGCGCGAATCGGGTTTCGAGAAGTTCCCAGTGCTCGCTCCGCGCTGGTCGGTCACCGGCAACGATGTCTACGGCAACGGCCCAGGCATGGAAGCCCTGCCGGATATCCGCCAGCTTCAGCATGAGCAGCTTCGCAAGGCTCAGGGCATCGACTACCAGACGCAGCCGCCGCTCCAGGCTCCTACGTCGATGCAAGGCCGCGCCGTCAACATGCTGCCCGGCGGCGTGACGTTCCACGATGCCCCGCAGCAGAACGGAATCCGCACTTCGTTTGAGACGAACCTCAACCTTCAGTACCTGCTGAACGACATCCAAGATGTTCGCGCACGCATCGGACGGTCCTTCTACGAAGACCTGTTCCTGATGATGCAGAACGACATGCGCAGCAACATGACCGCACGCGAGATCCAAGAGCGGCACGAAGAAAAGCTGCTCATGCTCGGCCCGGTCATGGAGCGGTTGCAGACCGAACTGCTGGAGCCGCTGGTCGATCTCACGTTCGATGCCATGCTGGCGCAGAACCTGATCCCGCCTCCGCCTCCCGAACTTGCTGGCACGGACCTCGGCGTTGAGTTCGTCTCGGTGCTGGCCCAGGCGCAGCGCGCCGTCGGAAGCTCGTCGGTCGATCGCTTCATCGGCAACGTCGGCGCGATTGCGCAGATGAAGCCCGAGGTGCTCGACAAGATCAACAGCGACATCTTGGTCGATCGCTACGCCGACATGCTTGGCGTCGATCCCAACATCATCATCGCAACCGAACAGGCCCAAGCCCTGCGCCAAGCGCGCAACGAGGCGATGGCCCAGAAGGAACAGGCCGCAGCGATGCAGCAGTCGGCCATGACCGCAAAGAACCTTGCTGCCGCCAAGACCACGGAGCCGAGTGCGCTCACGGATGTCATGGCGATGTTCTCTGGCTACAACGCAAACCCCACCACACCAGTATGACCGCTCCAGCCTTTGCTGTTCTTCCAAGTAGCACGCACGTTTTCAGCTACTGCGAAAGCTACACCTCGGGAGGCGTCAAGACTCCGAGCACTCCAGCCAACGGCTTCTACATGTACGCTGCCGCAGCTTGTACCGTAAACCTCCGCATTGATGGAGTAGATGCTGCAAGCGAAATGCAAGTGGTGCTTGCCCCAGGGCAAAACATCTTCTTGCCGTACATCAAGATCCGCGAGATTAACATTGCGACCTATGGGGCTGGAAGCCGCATAAGCCTCCTCTGGTGACATGGCCCAGCCCGTAGACTTCTCAGGCGGCTACCGCGACCAGCGCAAGGAATACGCTGGCGACGCGCTGCGTCGTGAAGTCGAGCGGCTCGGGTTCTTGCGGCAAGTAGACACAAGCGGCGCAGTTTCGCCGATCCCGCCAGGATCACTTGGCACAGACAAGCTCGGCATGGACATCACGGGCACCGGCAAGGGCATCTTGACGGAATCGACCAAGGCCGGGATGCGGACTTACTTAGAACTCAACTCGTACATGCCTTCGGGCTGGTGACACCATGTCGATGACGAACGCCGCAGAAGCGGCCCTGTTGGATCTGGTTTTCCTGAACACTGACTGGGCCAACATCGGCGACGCTGCTGGTCTCCAGAACTCGGCGGCGGCTGGGTCGTTCTACATCTCGCTGCACACGGCAGACCCGACAGAGACGGGCACGCAGAGCACCAGCGAGGCGAGCTACACCGGCTACGCCCGAGTGGCCGTGAACCGCACGGCGGGCGGCTGGACGCGCTCGACGAGCACGGTCAGCAACACCGCGCTGGTGCAGTTCGCGCAGTGCACTGCTGGCTCGTCCACGGTGACGCACTTCGGCATCGGCACGGACTTGAGCGGCGCGGGAAACCTCGTCTTCAAGGGCGCGCTCACAGCTAGCTTGAGCATCAGCGCAGGCATCCAGCCGCAGTTCGCCGCTAGTCAGTTGACCGTCACGGTGGACTGATGACCTTCTCTAACTACTACGAGAACGCGGTGCTGGCGCATGTGTTCCAGAACTTGGCTATCTCCAACATCGGAGACGGCACGGGGCTTGACAAGTCCGCGACTGATGGCGACCTGTGGGTCGCGCTGCACACCGCCAGCCCCGGCGAGGCGGGCGGCCAGACCACAAGCGAGGCCGCGTACACCAGCTACGCCCGCGTTCCCATTGCTCGGGACGTAAGCTGGACCGTGACGGCGAACCAAGTCACGAACGCCGCCGCAGTGCAGTTCCCGACCTCGACTGGCGGCACCGCGACGGTGACGCACTTCTCCGTGGGCGTCGATGACGGCGTGACGTTGGGCGTCAACACCATGATCGCCTTCGGCGCGCTCGCCTCGCCGCTTACCATCGTCAGCGGCGTGCAGCCGCAGTTCGCTGCTGGCGCGCTGGTCATCACCCTGGACTAACGCGATGTACGTCTGCGCGCACTGTCATGAGCAACTGGCGTACGACCCGGAGACGGGTCAGGTCGGCCCGTGCAGCACGCACGAAAGCGGGCAGGTGCTACTGATGGAGGGGCCGCTTGATCCGTAGCGTCACAGACATCGCCACGGCGGTCGAGCAAGGCCGCTACCACGCGCAGCAGGTCTACAAGCCTTTCTTCAACACGACCGGCGCGGGCCGTTGGTACGACAGGTCAATCGGCGCAGGGCACCCTGTCTACAACGCTTACATCGGCAACGTGCTGGAGTTCACGCCGCTGGTCGGGCAGCGCAACTTGTCGATCTTCGCGGGGCCGACGCCGGGCGCGGGCATGAGCAAACACGTTCTTGCTGCGCAGATGCGCGTCGGCGCGACGAACCAAGCTCCGCTCACCTGCCTGTTCGCCGACTACCTCGGGCTGTACCCGCTGATCGACGGCGACTCGGTGGACCCGCAGGCGACCACGAACCCCGCGAGTCTGACGCGCTACACGGACGGGCTTGGCGTGCAGGCGTTCGTCGTGGTGCAGGTTCCTGGCACGCTGGCCGCTACGGCAACCTGCACCGTCTCGTACACCAACCACGCTGGCACAAGCGGGCGCACAAGCACGTTCTCTCTCTACGGCTCTGGTGTGATCGGCACCTGCGTCAGCGTCACCAACGAGACCGCAAGCATCAACGGCCTGTCGCCGTTCATCCCGCTGGCGAGCGGTGATCGCGGCATTCGCAGCATCGAAAGCGTCACGCTGTCTGCTGCAATCGGCGGCTTCGTCAACATCGTGCTCTGCAAGCCGCTGTTCGCGCTTCCGATCTGGGAAGGAGTGACCAACGTCGAACGCACCTTCGGGCGCGAGACGATGCCGCTACCGAAGATCGAAGACGGCGCATTCCTCCAGTGGCTGGCACTGGCGGGCAACACTACGGGCGAGACGATCGTCCACGGACAACTGGAGTTCATCTGGGGCTGACATGGGCTTTTCCTCACTCGACGATCTCGTCTCTGAAATCACCGCCAACGGCAAGTTCCACCGCGCCGACTGGAACAAGATCACTGGTGCTGCGGCGTACACCGCTGGCCGCTGGTACGACTTCTCGCCGTTGGCTGGCACTCCTGTCGCCAACGCCTTCAGCGGCACCGCGCTCGCGTGGCAATCGACGAGCGAATCGAACGGCTTCAGCCTCTACCACGGCGGCAACGTCAGCACCGACACCAAGCACGTGCTCAACGTCGGCGCGGTGACGGCGGTGGCGACGGGCGTGCCGGCGCAACTGATGTTGGTTGACCTCCAGGGCTACTGGCCCGGCATCAGCAACAACACCACCAGCGCGCAGACGCTCACCGGCACGCCGACGCTGCGATACAGCAACGGCGCGGGCTGCCGCCTCTACTGGGTGCAGACGGCGACGGCGGGCGGCACAGCGCAGAACATCGCGTGCAGCTACAGCAACACGGTCCCGACCTCGGGCCGCACGCTGCCGGTCACGGTGGCGATGACGGCCTCGGCGATTGCGCCGCACATCTCGCACAGCGGTCTGGCGGCGAACAACTACGGGCCGTTCCTGCCTCTGGCGTCTGGTGACACGGGCGTCTCGACGGTGGCGACGGTGACGTTCTCGGCGGCGAACACCGGCACGGGCGCGCTCTGCCTTGCTCGTCCGCTGCTGACGATCCCGCTGACCACGGCTGCGGTCGCCGTCGAGCGCGACTTGGTCAACCAACTTCCGTCGATGCCTCGCGTGATCGACGGAGCGTGTCTTGTGTGGTTGTACTTCGCGGGCAGTGCGACGGCGGCGAGCACCAACTTCTACGGCCACTTGGAACTCGGCTGGGGCTGACCGTGGCTCTGAAGCAGAACACCTCGACGATCGCCAGCTTGCCGCTGCGCTTCCGTGGCGGCGCGTTGGGCATGCAACGGGCGTTCTGGGGCGGCACCGAGCTACGCAACATCACCGCAGGCCAGGGCCTCGCCGGCAACCTCGGGGGCATCCCCTACGGCCACCGCCACCCATCGGCGTGGCTGCTGCCGCAGTCGCCGGGCGCGCTGTCTGCTTTTGTCTCGTCGCAGGCGCAACTCACCGTCTCGCCGCTGACCGTCGCCGCAGGGCGCAACGTCGTAGGCTCGACTTCGATCACGTTCACGGTCGGGCCGTCGCAGCTTGAGTTGATCGTCTCGGCGACCGGCTCGGCTACGGCGACCTGGACGCTGTCGGGCACGCTCGCCGCCGCCGTTGGCCTCACGGGCGCATCGTCGCTGACGTTCACGATCGGCCCGACCACGCTCGGCGCGATCATCGACGCGCTCGGCACCTCGCCGGTCACGTTCGTCGGCTCGGCCACGGTTCGCGCCACGGGAAATCTTGCTGGCGACATCACGCCGTTTACGACGTTGTCGCCCGAGAACCTCGCGCAGAAGGTGTGGCAATACGTCATCGAGTCGGGGTACACAGCCGAACAGGTGATGCGTGTTCTCACCGCAGTCGCGGCTGGCAAAACGGACATCGTGTCTGCTGGCGGCGGCTCGGCAACCGTGACCTTCAGGGACATTGCCGACACCAAGGACCGCGTGACGGCGGGCATGACTGGAAGCGAACGCACAACCATTACGCTCAACGTCACACCATGACGATTTCCCACACCGTGCTTTCTTCACTCGCCGCTGTCGTTGCTGGTGGAAGTGTCGCCATCTTGACCCAAGCTGGCATGCCTCCCGCCGATCTCGTCACCATCCCTTGGGACAAGTTGCTGGGCGTCGGCAGCGGGGGCCTTGCGTTTGGCGTAGCGTGGTACTTTCTCCAGCGCGAAGAACGGCTGCGCGTAGCTCACGATCGCGTCGTGTCGCAGCACCTAGAGACGGCGAGCAGGATCAGCGGCACGTTCGCCGAGACGGTCAACAAGATTCTGGCCGAGGCGCGCACCGACACCGATCGGCGCGAGGCTCGGCTAATCGCACTCCTGCAAGACAACGACGCATGAACAAGTTCGCTCGCTGTGCCGCGCTCGCGGCGTCCCTGACCCTGGTCGGCTGCTGCGGCCCTGACCACCAGCGCATCGCCGCCGACCGGGCGACCTACAACTGGTTCGCCCCCATGATGATCGCCTACGTCACCGCTGACCCGGTGATGGACGCGCAGGCCAAGGCTACGCACTTGCGCGGCCTCCAGGCGTGGAGCGACCGCATTGCGGCTGACGAGAAGAACGTCGGGGTGCGCTGATGGCCGTCCCCAACCAGATCGAGTCGATCGTCCGCGACGAGCTACACACCTTGTTCGCGGAGTTTGAATCGGAGATCAACGACCCCCAGCTTCGGGCCGAACTGATGGCCATGGCCGAGGACGCGGCACTACTACCAATCCGCATCGCTCGGGGCGAGAACGTCGAGTCGCTGACGGCGGCTTTGACTGCTGAGGCCCAGAACCGCGCCCTGCACCACCGCATCAAGGTCCAGATGGCCGTCAAGCACGCCTGGATGAGCGCGGTGTCGCGCATTCTGAAGGTCGCCCTTGCCGTCATCTGATGGCATACGGGGTACATGGGTTTTGCCGGACGTACCTAGCGTCCTGGCGTGAGTGACTACGACCCGCTTGACCTTGAAGGCCAGCGCGCCGCAGATGCAGACAGAGCACTGCGCGAGCGACTAGCCACAGAGGACGAGATCGCGGACGCCAAGTGGCTCATGGGCAGCAAGCGGGGCCGACGCATTGTGCATCGGCTTCTTGCCAAGGCAGGCGTCTTTCACTCGGTTTTCCACCCCAACTTCGGCCAGATGGCGTTTGAAGAAGGGAAGCGGGAATCAGCACGAAGACTCTTGGGCTTGGTCAACACGCACTGCTCGGACCTGTACCCGCTGATGATGCGCGAAGCCGCGCAGCAATCTGAATGACCGACATGCTGACGGGGGCCGCCCCAACCACAAACGAAGGCCAAGCCGCAGCGACCGCTCCTGCCAAGACGGAGGCAACTCCGACGAAGCAGAGCGAGCAGACCACGCCGCCAAAGCAGGAAGCCAAGGCGACGGAGCAACCCAAGAGCGAGTCTGCCCCCAAGGCAGAAGACTTTACCCTCACGGGTGAGTACGACCCTGGCGTCCTGTCAACGTACACGGAACTCGCAAAGTCCTTGAACATCAACAAGGACAACGCGCAGAAGATCCTCGACCAGATGGCACCTGCCATGAAGCAGGCCGAACTGGCGAAGCTCGACACGGCGCGTGCAGAGTGGCTGAACCAGTCCAAGAATGATCCCGAGTTCGGCGGCGCAAAGCTGGAGGCTTCTCTCCAGGTCGCCAACAAGGCGTATGAGGCACTGGCTTCGCCCACGCTGAAGGAGTTGCTCAAGGAATCCGGCCTCGTCAACCATCCCGAGATGGTGCGGTTGTTCCGCAAGGCTGGAGAGATGATCTCCGAAGATCATTTCGTTGGCGGAAAGAGTGCGCGAGCCGCTCAGGTGACTGGCCCGCGTGACTTCAACTCCATCGCGGAGTCCTTCTACAAGACCTGAACCACGACCCCCTGAACATCCGAAATGGCTACTCTTGCACAGACCAACCTGACGCTGGCCGACTGGGCCAAGCGCGTTCATCCCGACGGCAGCATTGCTGACGTTGCGGAGCTTCTCTCCCAGACCAACGAAGTCCTTGAGGACTGCGTGTGGAAGGAAGGCAACCTTCCGACCGGCGAGCGGGTTGTCATCCGCACTGGTCTTCCCACGACCTACTACCGCGCTCTTAACCAGGGCATCCCGTCGAGCAAGAGCACGACGGCTCAGGTGGATGAGGCGTGCGCGATGATCGAGGCGCGTTCCGAAATGGACGTTGACCTCGCCAAGCTGAATGGCAACACCAACTCGTTTCGTCTGAGCGAAGACGTTGCGTTCATCGAGTCGATGAACCAGACGTTCGTCGCCGGGCTGTTCAAGGGCAACGTCGCCACGGACCCCAAGCAGTTCCTTGGTTTCGAGAATCGCTATACCTCGGCTTCGGCTGGCAACGGCACCAACGTCCTGCGGGCGGGCGGCACCAACAACCTTTCTTCGGTCTACCTCGTCGGCTGGTCGGATCGGACGGTCTACTGCCCGTTCCCGAAGGGCAGCAACGCGGGACTGATGAAGGAAGACCTGGGCATCCAGACGATCTTCGACGGCACCAACCGCATGCAGGCGTACGTCTCGCGCTTCCAGTGGAAGCCGGGTCTGGCCGTCAAGGACTGGCGGTACGTCGTGCGCATCGCCAACGTCTCGTCCAGCGGCATCTTGGCTGCGGGTGAAGGCCAAGCCGCAGGCGACGCTACGCTGCTCATCAAGATGATGGCGCGAGCGATGGACAAGATCCCGTCGTGGGGCGGCATCAAGCCAGCCTTCTACATGAATCGCACGCTCTACAGCGGCCTGCGCATCATCGCCATGGACCGGACGAACGGCGTTCTCGACATCGAGAAGGGCCTGTCGCAGTTCGGCACGCCGATGTCGTGGCTGACGTTCCAGGGCATCCCGATCCGCAAGGTGGACGCGCTGACCAACAACGAATCTTCGGTCCCGGCGTGATCCCCCTGACCACATGAACAACCAAAAGGAAACAAACCAATGATTCTCGATCAGCAACTCACGCTGTCCACTCCGAACGCCACGGTGGCTACCAACTATGACAGCGTCGATGTCATCGACACGCAGTCGGTTGGTGGCGCGACGGCTGGCGGTGCCCGCGATCTTCAGAGCGGCGAGGAACTTTACTTCTTCATCTCCATCCCGACCACTTGGGCTGGTGGCACCGATGCCGTGTTTTCGCTGTGGGGCAGCGCGAACGCCGACAAGTCGAGTCCTTCCTTCATCGCCAACCTGACCAACACCCTTGTCCGTGCAAGCGGCCATCTGGACGCTGGCCGCACCTACAAGGTGTTGATCCCTGCTGGTGCCCCTGGCAGCGTCGGAACCACGCTGCCGCGCTACCTCTTTGTTCGTGCCGCGACCACGGGCACGTTCACCGGGACCACCAACGTGGCCACCGTCGCCATCGTTCACGATGTGCAGGACGGTCGCCGGTTCTACGCCTCGGGCTTCACCGCCTGACGTAGCTGGGTAGTCAAGACTGGCCCTGCCGTGCCGCGTGGTGCGGCGGGGCTTTCTTTTTGTAGGCAAGGAGACTTCAGTGGCAAAGCGCAAGTTCTTGGTGGCGATCGGTCAGAGCAACAGTGCCCCCTTTGCGGACGCGCAGAGTTGGGAGGACGAGAACTTGCAGATCGCGCTGCGCAATCCGCAGGTCAACGCGATCCAGCACGCGGAGGGCAGCTACAGCGATGTGCTCAACCTGCCGTACACCTTCTCCGGTGGCCGCCAGAGCGGCGTTCTTGGCGATGGGCCGAAGGGTCGCCCGTGGCAGGTAGCCAACACGAAGGGCAAGGCGGTGCAGGCCGTTCGGATGCTGACGTTCTACGATCCGCTTCCGGCGCAGACGAACATCGTCAAGAGCACCAACTTCAAGTACCCAGGCATCTGCACGGTCGCTGCTGGCAGCACGGCGGACAAGCTGGTGACCTCTCTGGAGTGGCAATACAACCCGCGCAACATCGTCTTGACGCGCAAGCGTGACGGTCGGCAGCACACGATCACCAGCACGGCGTTGGGCACTACGGTCTACGTCAGCCCGCTGATGGCTCCTCCGCCCGAAGCCGGAGAGGAGTTCATCTACCCGTTCACGGGCGGCGCGGTTGGCACGACCAGCACGGTTGTGCTTGCCAACACGCTGGGCGGCGTCAACGACGCTGGCACCTACGATGTGAAGGTGCCTGGACTCTCCTACAGCGGGAAGGATTCCAACGCTTCCGCCCCAGGCATCGTCAGCATCCACCTCGCGTCGCAGCCGATGACGGACTCGGATGTCGTGGTGCTTTCGCCAGCGTTCGACAACAACGGGCAGACGGCTTCCCTAGTCACTACAACAAACGGATCTGCCGACATCGTTCTTACTGTGAACCTTGTAGCTTTTAGCCTGCTGCAAGTTGGCGAGTGGATTCGATTTGACGGGGTCATCAACAGCGCAGTGACGCTCGATGGACGCTACATTGTCACCTACGCCGATGCTGCAACCGGAGTGATTCGCATAGCGGCCACCCGTGGCGGTGCCAACATCACGATGGGCACGGGCGGCAACCCAGCGGCGGAGATCATCGCGCCGTCCTTGCCTCACGGCCTACCGATCGTCAACCTCGTAGGAACCCCGCAGCAGACGCCAGAATACACGGTTGAATCGGTTGTAACGGCAGAGGTGACCGCGACCCCGAGTAATGCAAACCAAGGTTCCAACGCCTTGGTATTTGGTCTCGCTCATGGCATTGAGGTGAATCAGAGAGTTCGCATCTCGGCTGATCTTGGGCCGTACCTGTCGAACGTGGATTATTGGGTTCACCCGAACACTACGTCGCAAAACCTGGCACTAAGCAGCACGCCTGGGCCAACCTACACACTGGTTACGGTGCCAGTAACAACCCAAGCTACGGGGCAAACCGTCACGACCGTAGGCACGCTCGGCTCGGTCATCCTGAGGAAGCCTGCGACGAACACGGTTGCAGCGTTGCTGCATACCCCAAACCATCAGTTTCGCCTCGACGGCCAGCACCTCTACAGCAACGTGTACCCGGCGACGGTCTTGGTCACGGCTGGGCCTGGAGGCAGCTTGCCGAACAATCTGTCATCGACCACGCCGTTCATCGTCAACGTGGTGTCTACGTCGAACGGCCAGCAAGTTGTCGATCTGCGCGACAGTGCTGGCGTGTTGGTCACTTGGCAAAACAACGGCACTGCTCCGCTCGTCTTCACCCAGATCGGCGGCGACACCACGCTGCGCTGCTTCGACCTTCCGCACCGCATCAGTATTGAGCGTCGCCCGACGTACCGTGGCACGCTGACCGGCCTGACGATCACCTGCACTTCTGGTGCCAACGCTGGGCAGACGCGGCCCTGCGGCGACATCTACCTCAACTCGTCTGGCAAGAGCGTTGTCGAAGTTGGCCAGCCGTTCACCAACGCGACCGAAGCCAGCGCGACGTACACGATCCAGCCGCCAAGCTGGGCTGGGCAGCAGATCCCCTTCAGCAAGTTCGCCATGTGGCTGCCGTGGTCGCCGTTTGAGGGCGAGGCATACCACAACATCCCGACCTCTACGCAGATCAACTGCGCTGGCCCAGGAAGCCCGATCACGTTCACCTTCCTGACCGACTTCCTGGCGAAGAACACTCAAATCGAGTTTTACGGCGACGGACCTTCCGTTGGTAACACAAACGCAGCTACGGCTGGTTCAACCAGTTCGGTCATCAACTGCTCCAGCCTTGGAGTGGGAGTGAACTATGCTGGCCGCTACGTCCGGTTCCGCTCCGGTGCGCTCAAGGGCCAAGTTCGGCTGATCGCCAGCAACACCACCACGGCCATTACCATGGCCCAAGCGTTCAGCGCGGCACCTGCAACTAGCGACGCTTTCGAGATCATTGCCAGCGCGCTGCCGCCCGAGATCGAGCGCGGCAGGCCGTACTACGTCAAGGACATCTCGCTCGTCGGCGTGTTTCTGACGTACACCTTCAGCGCGACGTACAACGGGCCAGCGGTGACCGGAGCGCAGCAGTGGTTCACCGACTTCCCCGGCGGCGCGTTCATGGTGATTCAGCACCAGTCGGGCAAGCAGGCGTCTACGGTTTACGGCAAGGACAAGAGCAACCCGTACCCGCCGGGCTTCAACTACCCAAACCACTACACGCCGACCGCTGGCAACTACCAGCCGTTCCGTGGCATCTCGTTGATGCCGCAGCCCAAGCAGGCGCACTACACGGGGTTGGCGGTTCGCATCCACGAATACGCTGGAGAGCCGGTCTACGTTATCCCGTTTGCGGTGGGAGGCACCAGCTTGGCCCAGCGAGAGGTGATCTCTCTGTCTGGCCTGACTGGGCAAGCGTGGTTCGACCCCGACCAGCAGTCTTCGTGGTCGGCTGGTGATCCAAGCAACTGCTACGCCCGCCTGCTCGACGTTCTGGACGCGGCCAAGATCGCCTTTGAGTCGCAGGGCGACACGGGCGAGTGCATCGGCATCGTCTGGACGCAAGGCGAGGAGGACTCGACCACGGCGGCGCGGGCCGATCGCTACTACCGCAACTGCGTTGCACTGAAGAATCAGGTGCGCGCCGCCATCCGCGAGCGTGGCCTGTGCAGCATCTCGGCGCACAAGATCCCGTGGATCGCTCCAAAGGTCCGACCGAACGTCCTGTGGGTGTACGCCGATGTCATCAACGCCGCCATCGACCGCATGGTGGACGAGGACCCGTACAGCCGATCGGTGCAGACCTCCGATCTGCCGATGATGTTGGACGGCATCCACTACTCGGGCACCGGCATGAACACGCTGGGTCAGCGCATCTACGAGCAGTGGATGTCGGTGCAGCGCATGGGATCGAGCGAAGTGGACATCTGCAACCTCGCGCTCGCCAACATCGGCGAGACGGCCAAGATCACCAGCATCGACCCGCCGGACGGTTCGGCGCAGGCCAGCTTGTGCGCTCGCTTCTACCCGATCGCCCGCGACAGCCTGATCGAGATGGGTTCGTGGTCGTTCTCCATCAAGCGCAAGTCGCTCACGGCTACGACGAACACGCGCACCGAGTGGGCGTACGCCTACACGGTCCCGTCGGATGCAAGCGGCATCTTGTCGCTGACCATGGAAGGGGTATTGGACGATCTCGCCATGAACGGCGTCTGGAGTCCCCAGAAGTTCGTCATCGAGCTACTGCCGTCCGGCGACCGCATCCTCTACACGAACGTGGAGGACGCGCAGATCCGCTACATCGCCAAGATCACCGACACGACGCTGTTCACCAACACGTTCAACGTCGCGCTTTCGTGGCACCTTGCGTCGATGCTGGCTGGCCCGCTCATCAAGGGCGATGTCGGCGCGGCGGAGGCCAAGCGATGCGCGCAGATGGCCACGGCGTGGATGATGCGAGCCGCGACGCACGACACCACCACGCAGGCCGAGATCAAGCCGATGCACACCCCTAGCTGGATCGGGAACCGCTGATGCCGAACACCCGCGCACTGCAACTGTCGTTCAACGGGGGCGAGATCAGCCCCGAGATGTACGGTCGCATCGACCTTAAGGTCCACCAGTCGGGCCTTCGTCGGGCGCGCAACATGTACGTCAAGACGCAGGGTTCGGCCCGCCGTCGCCCCGGCTTTCGCTACTGCGGCGAAGTGTTCGACAGCGGCAGCAAGACGCGGCTGATCTCGTTGAGCAGCAGCCCGGCCACGGTGGTCGAGGTGTCGGCCAACAAGTTTCGGTTCTACCGAGACGGTGCGCCGCTGCTTCGCACTGGCGTTCCGTTCTTCTTCGCCACGCGGACGAGCGTGTCGGCGGCAACCGGCACCGGCATCTGGACGAGCGCGTCGATCGACCAGCAGGGGTTCGGAACGAACTCGCTGGTGACAATCACTCACCCGTCGTGGATCACCAACCCAGGCTATCTTCTGTCGCCGCCACAGACAGACTATCCGCATGCAAGGATTGCCACAATCACGCTGACCAACGTCGGCGAAAAGACAGGCATCTACCAAGCGAGCGCACCGCACAACCTGCGCGACAACGATGCGGTGACGTTGCAGCAAGGAGGCAACCGCTACCTGTTCTACATCGAGCGCATCGACAGCACGAACTTTGCCTTCCGCACTGGGTATCAGGGCACAGCGCGTCTGATGACGATCGTGGCGTGGAACCTCAACAACGGCACGCAGAACGGCACGCTGCATTCGATCGTTACCCCATCGTCTCCAGAGTACCCAGGCGCGTGCTACTACATCGACCGCCTGTCCAGCACGACTTGGAGACTCAAGCGCACGATCGACGGGACGCCCATCACGGCGTACCTGACGAACGGCAGCGGCAGCAGCCTCATGGCAATCTATGCCACGGGCGAGACGGTGTTCAGCAGCCCCGACTACTACCGGGCCAAGATCCCTGCTCGCAGCGATTATTCGCTTGCCGCGCTCCAATACTGGACGAACGAAGGCCCGGCTCCCGAAGTCACCATCACGCACGGGAGAGCCTACACGGAGCAGCAGCTTTTCGAGTTGACCTACGCGCAGAGCAACGACGTTCTGACGCTGGCTCACCGTAGCCACCCAACCACGGATCTTCTTCGCTACTCCGACACGCGGTGGGACGTTCGGTCGGTGTCGTTCGCGGCCAAGCTGCTGCCGCCAGCTTCGTTCACAACGGCGGCTTCGACTGGCGAATCTTTGAGAATCACGCGCACCACGGACTCAAGCGGCATTGGCCTGTTGCAGTGCGACTGGCAGGGGCTGTCCATCGTCGCTGGCGACAGCGTGAAGTTCGGCCCGGTCACTCAGGTCACCGGCATGCCTACCGGGCTTGCGGCCAAGCTGAACAACAACATCTTCAGCGTGGCCAACAGCGTTGTTCAAAGCGGCACGCAAAACATCCAGTTTGTGCTGAAGGCGAACGGTCAGACCAACCTGAATGCTGCCGGTCTGGCCAACATCGGTGACCAGCTAGTGGTTGGAACTGGCGGTGGCGTGTTCACTGCCCCGGTGTTCTTCCAGTTCTGGCCCGAGGACTCGACCTCGACCAACCTGTACGTCATCACCGCCGTTGACGATACCGATGTCGAGAGCCGCGCCAGCGCGCCCATCTCGGTGACGAACAACCTGTTCGCCCGCGAGACGTTCAACACGATCACTTGGTCGCCAGTCGCCAACGCGGTGCAGTACCGCATCTACCGCTTGCAGAGCGGTCTGTACGGGCTGATCGGGAAGGCTGACAACAACAGCGGCTTGAAGTTCGTAGACAACAACCTTCCAGCCGACATTGGGATCACGCCGCCGATCCCCGATGACTCGCTTGCGCAGGCGGGCGAGTACCCGTCATGCGTGTCCTACTGGGACCAGCGTAAGGTGTTCGCTGGCACAAGCGCAAAGCCAAGCCGCCTGTGGATGACCAAGGCGAACACCGAGACGGACCTGAGCTTCACGCTTCCGATCAAGGACAGCGACCGCATCTCCATTCAAGTCGCCACCCGCGAGATCAATCGCATCCGGCATGTCGTGAGCGCGAGCGAGTTGCTTGTGCTGACGGATCTGGCCGAGTGGCGCATCACGGCGATCAACAGCGACGCGATCACGCCAAGCACGGTCAGCGTGCGCCCGCAGTCGTTCGTGGGCAGCAACTACGTCACGCCGGTCATCGTCAACAATAGCGTGGTCTACTGCGCCAGCCGTGGCGGTCGCGTGCGCGAGCTTGGATTTAGCTTCAACTCGCAGGGCTACGTCGGAACCGACCTGAGTCTGCGGGCGTCGCATCTGTTCGAAGACCTGTCCCTGGTGGACTTGGCGCAGATGCGCTCGCCCATCCCCGTTCTCTGGTTCGTCAGCAGCAACGGGAAGCTGCTTGGTCTGACCTACACGCCCGAGGAGCAGGTGGCGGCGTGGCACCAGCACGACACGGACGGCGCGTTTGAGTCGGTGGCGTCCATCTTGGAAGGCGACAAGGACGTTCTGTACGCGGTCGTGAAGCGGACCATCAATGGCGTCACGAAGCGGTACGTCGAGGCGTTGGACGATCTCCGCGTCACGGGCGACGAAGGCGTGTTCGTGGACAGCTACCTGACCTTCGACAACACGCACACCGGCAACCGTCAGCTTCAGATCAGCCAGTACCAGAGCAGCGGCTTCGGCCTTGGCTCGACGGTCACGGTGTCAGTGGTCGGCGCGCACGCCGTCTTCGCGGTTGGCGATGTCGGCAGCCGCCTTGTGCTGACCGCTACGGACGGCAGCCGGGCAACCGTTGAGATCAGCGAGTACGTCTCGGCGTCGGTTGTTCGCGGGCGAGCCGTTGCCGACATCCCGTCGGCGTTCTGGGAAACTGCTATCTCGTCGTGGGCGTTTGCGCGGCGCACCTACAGCGGCCTTGGCCACCTCGTCGGGGAGACGGTGCAGATCGTCGCTGACGGCGAGCGGCTTGCCGACCAAGTGGTGCCTGCCAGCGGCTCGATCACGCTGGAGTCGCACGCCGTGTTCGGGGCCATCGGTATTGGCTACGTCGCTGAGATGCAGACGCTACCGATCGCCTTGCAGGCGGACGCCGCAGGGCAGGGCCGAACCAAAAACATCAACAAGGCGTGGGTCCGCCTCGACTCAACCGACACGTTCGACATCGGCCCTGATGAGAGCAATCTTGTCCCTTCGTTCACTCTGGATGCGGCCCTTGTGGGCGACGAGATTCAGGCCACGCTGCTGCCATCTTGGACGCAGGACGGATCGGTTCTGGTTCGCCAGACTGCGCCGTTTCCGCTCAATGTGAATGGCCTCGTCCTTGAAGTCGCTGTAGGAAGCTGACAATGCCTTACCAAACGCAATGGACTCCTCCCCCGGCTAGCACGCCGGGCAACGAAGTGGCAAGCGGCTACTCGATGACGCCGACGCAGCGAGCCAACGCAGGCGGAGGGGTCTCCTGGGGCAGCGTGGGCGCGATGAGCATGATCGCTGGCGGCGTCATGTCCGCCATCGGCGCGTACTACCAAGCCGAAAACCAGAAGCTGCAACTGAAGTCCCAGGCGTCCGCTGCCGACTTCGCCAGCCGGATCGCCGGGATCAACGCCCGCAACGCCGAGGCGGACGCCCAGTTCGCCATCGAGGCTGGCCGCCGGGAGTCTGCGCTCTACAGCCTTCGGGCGGCGCAGCAGCGGGCCGCCACGACCGTCTCGCTGGGAGCCAGGGGCATCCAGGCGGGCGTCGGCTCCGCCGCCGAGGTGCAGGCGAGCAACGAGCTAGCCAAGCGTCTGGACCTCCAGGCGATCGACACGAACACCTTGCGGCAGTCCCAGGCGATGCGCCGTCAGGTCGTAAACGAACGCCAGCAGGCCATGCTGGGCAACGCCTCGGCGCGCAACCTCCGAGCCTCGGCACGGTCGATTCAGCCCTGGGCTGGCGCGGCAGGCCAACTGCTGGGCACGGCAGGGCAGGCTGCGTCGATCTACGGCACCTACATGACCGCTAACCGGAACGCCTAATGGTCAGAGTCCCCCAGGTCGATCTCCCGTCCGTCAGCGTCAACGCCGGGGCGATGCCCCAGTTCCAAGCCGGTCAGGTGGTCCCGGCTCAGAACTTGGCTGGGCAAGGTGCCGCCCAGCTTGGGCAGGGCTTGGAGCAGGCAGGCGCAGGCATGTTGCGCGTCCAAGACCGAATCAACGACTCCCGCGCCCGGTCGGCGGACACCGAGTTCTCCGAGTTCAGCCGCGCCGCCGTCTCGGATTACCGCAACAAGAAGGGTTACGACGCCATTCAGGCGCGCACCCAGTTGATGCAGGACATCCAGCGCAAGCAGAAGGAGCTTGCAGACGGGCTGGACAATCAGTGGCAGCGCGAGGCTTTCGAGCAGCGGGCCGGGTTCCGCAACATGCATTTCTCCGCCCAGGTCGATGACCACTTCGTAGGGCAGAGCACGGCCTACGACATTGGCCAATCGAAGGCTGCGCTGGATGCGAACGTGTCGGACTACACCGACAGCTTCAGCAGTTCCGGCACGATCCAGACGATGGAGGAAAGCCCGTTCTACAAGGACGCGATGCGCAACGTGGCCTCCATCATGCAGGCGCAGGGCGTCCAGCCCGGCAGCCCGATGTGGAAGCAGGCTGAGAAGAGCGTCGAGACGCAGATGCATGTCAATACGCTGGCGTCGCTGGCGCAGAGCCAAGACCCGGCGTCGCGGCAGATGGCGCGGGACTACTACAAGCAGCACGGCAGCAGCATCCCGGCGGCGGAGCGCGGAAAGATCGACAAGGCGATCCGCTCCATGAACGTCGATGACATCGCGTTCAGTTCGTCTCAGCAACTGATGACGGCGTTTCCGAAGGACTTGATGACCCAGATTGAAACGCTGGACAACCTGCGCGCTTTCGGCGGCATCGACGAGGAAGAATACAAGGCGACCCTTGGCAAGATCACTGAGCGGTTCAACCTCAACCGCTACGCCGAGGACCAGCAGAAGGGCGAGCTTCGCAGGCAGTACGAAGACTCGCTGCGCGGTGCCATCTCCAGCAGCCAAGACTGGAGCGCATGGGAGACGAGCAACGCCGCGCTTGTGACCCAGTTGCAAGACCTTGGCATGTACGACGAGGCCCAGTCGTTCTGGTCGAACCGTGGCCGCCTGACCACCCGCCAAGGTGAAGCGCGGATGATGGAGTACCTTGCCAGCCCGCAGATGTTGAAAGCGGAGGACGGCGATGTCGCCAAGAAGTGGCTGGAGGTATCGGCCCAGCTTTCGCCCAACTTGTCCGCGCAGGATCTTCAGAAGGTCGAGGCGTCGTTCATCCAGGCCAACGGCATCGACCCCAGGGGCCAAAGCCCGAGCGGTCGAGGTCGCGCAGGCGATGTGGTCAAGATCGTCTCCGACGAGGCTTACTTCAACAACCTGATCGGCAAGCTGGTTGGTGAGCCTTACGACCCGGCCTGGGAGAAGAAGGACAAGAACCCCGGCAACCCAGCAAAGATGGACTTCTGGCTGCGCGCCCAACTCAAGCTGGAGAGCGAGTTGACGGCGGCTGGCATCGACAAAAACGACCGCAAAGCCATCACGGACTACGTCAACGCGCAAACCGCTTCCACGGGAGTGACGGTTTCGCTGGCCTCCCGCAACATGGAGGGCAAGCTGGTCAACTCTTGGTTGGCTCCACTTGTCTACGAGGTGCAGACGCCAGAGGAGCGCGGAGTTACCAAGTGGGAGCAGCCCGTTGGCTCGACTGGCAGATCGGTCACGCTGACTCTTGGCGAGTGGACCGGCGACCCTGCGAAGCGCGCCGAGATCATCAGCACTGCCGAGAAGTCGCTGGCCAAGTATCGTGAGGCGTACAGGCAGTCGCCATCTCCAGAGATGCAGGAGAAGATCGACACGATTGACCGTGCACTCAAAGATTCCAACCTGTCCGGCGAAGACGCAACTCGCATGGGAGGCGGGGCAGACACGTTGATCCGCGAGTACCTTCGGATCTCCGCCATCGACAGCGAGAACACGTTCAAGCAGAACGAGATGCGGAAGAAGCTGGACGCAGCTTCTGACATTTTGATGTCCGACCAAAGCAAGAAAGCTGATGTAGCAAGTGTCTTGCAGTCGTACATGCCACCTATTTTCATGCGGGAAGAAGACGCCATTTCTGCGTCTCCGTACTTTGTCGATAGAGCTATTGCTGATGGCGTGTTTGGGCCTGCGGATCAGTTCGACAACACGGACGTTGGCGCGTCGCGCAAAAAGGCAGCCGCCAAGATAGTCCTGCAAAATCTTGGAGATGCAGTTACTCGCCACAGAACGACGATGAAGCTGCAAGAACGGTCTGGCCGTGGACGCATGCAAGGTCCAGAGCGTGGCCCGGCAACTTCTGGCCCAACTGCTACCAAGGAAACCGCCGACTGGCTTGCATCTAAGCCGTACTGGGTTGCGTCTTACGCAAGCAGTTCTGATCTTCTTTCTGACAGGGCGCAGGTTCTTTCTAACGATTTTGCAGCCAAACTTCTTGAGAAAGCTCAGGAGGAAGGAATCTTGCCCTATGGCGTAGTGCAGGGCATCGTCAGCGGATTCAACGACGAATACAGCAACGTCAAGGCTGCGATAGAGGAAGCTGCCAAGGAGGCATACGAAGCACTTGAGTCGGCTGGCTTTGCTCAAAAAGCGACCCAAAAGGTGCCGTCGCGGCCCACCACTTCCGTGCCGCTGGTTGCTGTTCCTTCGTCCGCAGAAGCTTTTGCCAGCTACATGCAAGAGTTGAGCGATGAAGCCAGCCAAATGGTTGAAGGTAGCCAGTGGCCATCCGTCCAATCGAGAGAAAATGACACTGCGCAACGTGGGTTGCTGCAAAAGTATTGGGCGGAAGAACAGGCAAGAATGCAATCGGCAAGAAGGGCCAGAATCGAATCGACAGTGGCAAGAATCAAAGGCCCTCTTGAGGAGCAGAGAAAGTCTCAGGACTTTGTCGCAACTGCCAAAAGAAACGTCGAAAGATCGTTGGCTTTGCAATCTGCGATGAAGCAGGCAGAAAACTGGTTCAACATTCAAGAAGACCAAGCCTTGGACGTTATGGTGTCGCGCATCCGTAAGTAACCATGGAACTCCCCACCGACTTGGCGTCTGGCTTCCAAGACCCGAAGCCCGTCACCCCGCCGCCGCTGACCCCCATCCCGGCGGTGCCGACGCCACAGGTGGACAGATCGGAGCAGCTAGCCACCTTGGCCCTGCTTGACGCCCAGAAGCAGATCCAAGAGCAGCGGCGCATCCAGCAGGAGCGGTTCCATCAGGCCGTAGCTGGCGACCCCGACATGGAGGCGCGCAAGGTCCAGATCGCCCAGCAGCTAGGTATCGACCCCGCCGACACGACGCAGGACTGGAAGATCGCGGAGCAGTTCGCCCGCCAGCGCGAGGTCGAGAACCAAGCGTTTGACGCGAAGTACCCGCTGGTCGCGCAGCGGATGCGGGACTTCAACTTCGTCGCCCAGGCGTACGACGATATCGGACACCTTCAGCAGATCGAGAAGATCGGCAACTTCACGAAGGGCCGGTACATGGTCGAGCGCGGCTACATCGGCGCGCAGCTTGCGTCGGGCATCGGGGACGCCCGTCTGCTGCGTGACCGGCTGTCGCAGATCGACAACGCGATCGGGGCAGTCCCGCCGCTGGAAGGGGTGTGGGACTCGATCACGGGCGGGACGGCGGAGATGGTCGGGCAGATGTCGGAGACGATGCCGGTGGCCCTGGCGGCTGGCGCGGCCATGGCTGCACCGGGCTTGGTCGCCGGTCCTGCCGCGCCCATCTCGTCGGGCACGCTGTTCACGGCTGGATTCTTGGGGGCGCAGGGCGCGCAGACGGCGATCATCGAGGGCGGCAACGCCTACCTGGACTACATCCAGGCGGGCATGGGCGAGGCGGAGGCCAAGAGGGCTGCGTCCATCGTGGGCGTCATCAACGGCGCGCTGGAGACGGTCCTGGGCAAGTACGCGCTCAAGCCGTTCACCAGCGCGGCGGCCAAGGTCGGCCCTCGCCTCGCCCCCAAGGTGTTCAAGCCGATCGGCAAGCAGACCGTCGCTGCCGGGTTCGCGGAGAGCTACATCAAGGGCCTTGGCGGAGAGATCGCCACCGAGATCGGGCAGGAGATCGGCCAGATCGTGGGCCAAGAGTGGGGCATGACCGTCAGCCGCCCCGAGCTTGAGCAGCGGTACAGCACGCCCGAGGGCCGCCAGCAAATCTACGACCAGATCGGGGAGATCGCCTCCAAGACCTTCTACAGCATGTTGGTGCTGGGCCTTCCCGGTCCGCTGGCCAACGCCGCCTCGGACGCCCGGCGCGTTGAGCAGGCGCAGCAGGACACGGCCATCATCAAGGCAATCTCCACGGGCGCGACCAACAGCAAACTGGCCGAGCGCAACCCCGAGCTTGCCCGCCAGTTCTCCGCCGAAGCCAAGGGCGTCAGCGAGGTCTACGTTACCGCTGCCGACTTGCGCTCCTTGTTGGGCGGCATCGACGAGCAGGCGACGGCGGAAGGCAAGGTGCAGAAGTCGGCCATCGAGATGCTGCAAGAACTGCTGCCAGCGGTTCACAAGCAGCTTGTGGATGCCACGACCGACCAGGACGCCATCGTCATCAAGACGGAGGATCTTCAGGTCAACCTGCGCAACACCGAGATGCAGTCGAAGCTGATGCCGCACATCCGCATCGACAAGAACGGCATGAGCGAGGCCGAGGCGGCAAAGTTTGAGCCGAACATCAAGGCGATGGCGGCGACCGTTCAGAACAACCTGAGCGAGAAGGCGAAGACGGACAAGCAGTTCCGCGACGAGCTACGCGCCATCCGCGAGAACCAGACGAAGCAGATTCAGGCGGCGGGCCGTTCGTTCCAAGAGGCGCGCATTGGCGGGCATCTGTACGCCCAGGTGATGGCGTTGATGAACGCCGAGGTCAACGCCAAGCTGGCCGCTGACGGCAAGGAGCCGATCGCGCTGGCCGACTTTGAGCGCGTGTACGGCATGAGCACCCGAGCGGGCGTACCGATGAGCGAGAACGCCATCGAGGCTTCCCGCGTGCTCGGCAAGTTTGTGGTGAAGCCGGTGGTTGTGCCGCCGACTATGGTTGTGCAGCCGACTGACGAAAACATCGTCTCTGCTATGCAAGCGGCATCGGCTCAGGATGCGCCGCCAACCGCCCCTGCGCAGCCCGCCGAAGCCGCTGTCTCGCCCGCGCCCGAGGCCGCAGTGCCTCCCGCCCAAGAAGCCGCCCCGCAGGCTCAGGAGCAGCCGCAGCAAGCCTCTGCCGACCCCGTCTCCCAAGCCAAGGAACTGCTGGCCAGCCCGCCGCAGGAGATGACGGAGCAGGAGCGGGGGGTGCTGGAGACGTTCGTGAAGGAGGCAGACCAAGGGCTTCGCTCCCGCCTCCCCGCCACCGTTGCGCAGATGGACGCCGACTACCTTGCGGCGGTGGCGCGGGGGGACATGGAGACGGCGCAGAGGATGGTGGATGAGGCGGCGAAGGCGGCTGGATTTAATCGCAAAGCGTTTCATGGAAGTGCCAGCAAGCCGTTTTGGGTGTTTGACCCAGCAAAGCGCGGCCAGAGAACCGGCGCTAACTCTGCGTTGCTTGGATTCTTCGCATCCGGCCAACGACAAGTAGCTGAAGAATATCAGCTTACTGAATCAGAACGAAAGAACTACAACCAGCCAACAGCGTTGGTTTTTGGTTTAGAAGCTTCCGAAGGCAACCTGGCTAGAAAAGAAGACATTGTTACGTCAGCAGTTTTTGATGCTGAGCAGAACGGGTGGCTGGCGCAGCTAACGGAATACGACCAATGGGGATCAGAGTTTAGCTACGACAACGATTTTGTATACGAATCTAAGTCGGAGGCGATTGATGCCGCAGAAGAATACAAAAACTCTGAGATCGCAAAAGCGCAGCAGGTTGTCGCAAAAAAACTTGAGCAATACGAAAGCGAGGCGCGGCAGCTAAAGGCATCAAGGACTCTGCACGACCTATGGGTCAATCTGCAAAACCCTTTGATCTATGATTTTCAAGGAGGGTCGTATAAGGACCAGAGCTATAGCGAGCTGGTTCAAGAAGCTATTGAAGGAGGCCACGATGGCGTTGTCATGCGCAATACTGTCGATTCTATCGACACGCAAACCGCAAGCGATGTCATTGTTTTCTTCCAATCGAGCCAAGCCAAGCTGGCCGACCCAGTAACCCGCGACGCCTCCGGCAACGTCATCCCGCTCTCCCAGCGGTTCAATCTGGCGAAAGACTCCATCCTGTATTCGCAGACCGACCAAGGCGTCGGCGGCACCTACGACCGCATGGCCCGCCAGACGGTCCTGAACCAGAACGCCCAGCCAACGACGTACTTCCACGAACTGATGCACTTCATGTTCGACAGCTACGCCACGCTGATCCAGCAGGGCTTGGCGTCGGATCAGATGCGCAAGGACATGGACACGCTGGCGCGTGATCTCGGCAAGCTGCAAGGCGGCTTTGGCGAGTACGCCGCGCTACCGGCGGAGAAGCAGCGCGAGGTTCACGAAGCGGTGGCCTATTCGTGGGAGGCGTGGTTGTTCAACGGCGATCTGCCGAGCGAATCGCTGCTGCCGATCTTCGGTCGCATCCGAGAGTTCTTCGTCAACACTTGGAAGACGCTCACGGCGATCAACGAGACGTACAAGATCGAGTCTGGCGGCAAGGATCTCCCCGGCATCACGCCCGAGGTGAAGGAGGTCTTCAAGCGCATGGTCGCCGCGCAGGACCAGATCCGCATGGCCGAAGCGACGAAGGCTGCGGTGCCGCTGTTCTTGTCGAAGGATCAGTGGGTTCAGTACGGCGGCAACGCTGATGACTGGGAGGACTACCAGTCCATAGAGCGGTTGCGCATCGAGCAGGCGGTTGCTGGCCTGACGCAGAAGGGCTTGCGGAGTTTGGCGTGGCTGACGCGCAACCATCACGACCGGCTGTCCGCGATGAAGAAGCTGGCGGACGCCATCCGCGAAGGCATGTACGAGGAAGTAGCCAACTCGGTCGAGCGCACTCGCGTCGAGCGGTTGCGTCGCTTCTTGCAGACTGGCGAGATGGTGGGCGAGGACGGCACGGTCGCGCCCGAGAAGGTGAAGAACCACAAGCTGTCGATCGAGAGCTTCGCCTTGGACGCGGTGAAGGCGTCCGAGATCATGCAGCCGCTGGACGATGCCGTTGCGGCGGCGGAAGCCGAGCAGCGGATTGCCGAAGGGCTGGCGATCGAGGAGTTGCCGGTTGAGCCGGTGAAGCCGGTCAAGCCCAAGCCGCTGCCGCCTGCCGGGACCACGGAGCGTGCGGCCTACGACGCTGCCAGAGAAGAGCATCGCAAGGCGAGCATTGCTTACGCGCAAGAAAAGGCCCGCATCAAGGCGGCCAACCAGAAGGTCCGCGCCCAGCGCGAGGAAGCCAGCAAGACGTTGTCGGCGGCGAAGGCGGCGCAGCGCGGCGGGCTGGAGGCTGTGGCGAAGCAGAAGAAGGAAGCCCGTGACGCGCACCCGCTGGCGTCGATGATGGCCGAGAACGGCGTGACGTTGCACTTGTTGCGCGACTACTTCGGCTACGAGAACGCCGAGGCAGTGTTGAACGATCTGCTGACCTCGCTGTCGAAGGAAGACGCCATCGCGTCCATCCTCGACGCCAAGATGCTGGCCGAGAACAGCGATCTGGTCACGCAGAACCAAGTCGAGGAGGCAGTCAACGCCTCGTTGCTGAACGAGTTCAACACGCGCTGGCTGATGATGGAACTCGGCGCGCTGGAGAAGGCGACGCTTGGCGGTGCCAACCGGCCCGCCGACTTGCAGCAACAGCAGGAGGCCGAACGGGAGGTCATCGACCTTACGAACGACCTGAGCGAGGCCGAGCAGAAGCTGCGTGCGGCCAAAGACTCCAAGGATCAGAGCTTGATCGCTCGCGCCGAGGAGCGCGTCAACGCCATCCGTTCGGACTTGAAGGTGCGGCAGAGGCAAGCAGAAGGCAAGTTGCCGCCGCGCATCATGCTAAGTGCGGCGCGTGCGGCGGCTCGCATGGCGACGCAGAAGAAGAAGATCAGCGAGCTACGGCCTGACCTGCATGTGGTCGCGTCCCGTCGCCACAGCCGCGAGGCGTTGCAGAAGCTGACGGACAACGACTTGGCTGGCGCGCTTGGCAGCAAGCGGCAGCAGTTGTTGAGCGATCAGATGGCGAACGAGGCTGAGAACGTCCGCGTTGAGGTCAGCGCGGCGCGGCGCATGTTCGCCCGCATCCTCAAGAACAAGAACCGCAAGGACAGGTCGCTCGACTACATCATCGCGGCGCGGGCGGTTCTCGCTCTGTACGGCGTCGGCACGAAGGCTCAGATCCGGCGCGCTGCGGAGACGGCCAACGACTTCTTGCGCAAGCTCCAGCAGTACGAGCCGGAGAAGTACGCAGAGATCAACCGGATCATTTCCGAGGCGACGGCCAACAAGAAGGACTTCAAGGACTTGACCGTCGAGGAGTTCCGCCGCCTGCGGTCTGTGGTCATGGAACTGTGGCAGTACGCCAAGGATGACAAGGAGGTCGTGCTTGGAGAGAACCGCATCTTGGTCGAAGACGCCAAGAATCAGATCCAAGAGCGCGCCGCCAAGCTGGCAAAGGAAGGGCCGAGGCCGGGGCAGACGCAGCGGGCCACCCCTTTCGAGAGCGCAGTTGCGTTCTTTCGC